GAGGCGCGTCGTACCTATCGCCCGGTCATTACCGCCTATGCCACCAAGGTCGCTAAGGGCCTTGAGACTATTCGTGCCGCCGGTGCTGAGGCCGCCATGCAGTGCGAGCAGAACACGCTCAACAAGCTCTGCAACGGTATCACTGCCATCAACGACTCCATCAAGGCGCTCGACGCCGTGCATCAGAAGGCCGAGGCCCTCGATGGCCAGGAGCAGGCCAATGTGTATGCACACGAGGTCGTTCCCGCTATGGATACGCTGCGCGCCGCCGTGGACGCCATGGAGGAGATCGTTGCCGCCGACTACTGGCCGGTCCCGACCTACGACGACATCCTGTTCTACGTGTAGAACGTAACTGACATATCGTCACGGCATTGAGCCGGGGTCCGCATCGCGCGGGCCCCGGCTTTTTGTTTGAGAAGGACGCTTTGAAGCCCGTTTTGCAACTGATTCACCCACGCAATAAGGGGTCGTGGGCAAAAAACGTCAAATATGAGTACTGTCACAAGTGCTGTAGCATTATTTTTTTTGTAAAATATGCTGTGTTACGCAACATATGTCCAAGTACTTAGCTGATAAAAGCCTGCAATTCTTCCGCCGTAGGATTCCTGGCGTCTAAATCGCCTTCTGATGGCACGAAATCGCTGTTACTAAATTGATAACAGTACTCATATTTGCTATTTTTTGCCCACAGGCCTTGCGATGATGCCGGGATCCGCACCCTGCCGCGTTCGAATCCTGGCACATAGGTAGCAAAAAGCCCGTCACCGCGAGGGTAACGGGCTTCTCAGTTTAAATGGTGCCCCCAGCGGGATGTCCGCGTGCGGCTGGCGCCGCCCGCCTTCGCTGCGTCGCTCCGCTCCTTGCGTGCTGCGCTGGAAAACGCTTCGCGTTTCCTCAGCTCCGCACCCTGTCGGCTTCGAATCCCGGCATATCGGTAGCAAAAAGCCCGCTACCGAATTGGTAACGGGCTTCTCAGATTCTGTGGTGCACCGTTTGCGCATCTCCTCGAACCGAGGTGTGCGCAATCGGCACGATTATCTTCGTTAGGATACCACGAGCGGCCTAGGAAACAACCAGGCGCATGCCGGGATAGATCAGATTCGGGTTTGAGATGCCGTTCTTGGCGGCGAGATCCTGGTACGTGGTGCCGTACTTTGAGGCGATTCCGGAAAGGGTGTCGCCGCTCTGCACCACGTACACCTGCTCGGTCTCGGCCTGGCCGTTGATTACCGCCATAACCTCGTCGTAGCGCGGCCCCAAAACAGCCTTGCGGCGGCTGCCGTTGCCGTAATCGCCCGCCCATGTCTCCTTTGCCAGATCCTCGGCGGATGCCGTGAGGATGTGGTTCACGAGCGACTGCACCTCCTGGTAGCGGTCGCCCAGCGCGTGCTTGCGGTCGTCGCCGTCTCCGAGCTCGCCAGCGAGCACCTTCGCCGCGAGGTCTGCCGCAGGCGTCTCTTCGATGCCGTGGATAAGCGAGTCGTGATCGCCGTTGGAGCCGCCCGCCATGGCCTCCCACTCCGCGCGGGAGATATAGCACTTGTTGATGTCGAGGTTGCCCGCCCAGCCGTCCAAGCGCCCGCACGAGGAGTACTGGCGGATGGCGCAGTCGTAAGCGCCCTCGTTCCATGGCGCGTCCTGGTAGCCCGTGGGGTTCATGTCGGCGTACTGCGCCACCCACGTCTTGGCCGTGGTGAGGTTCCACGGGAACACGCTCTTGCTGGCGTAGATGCCGATGCGATCCATGCTCACGCCAAGCAGCTCGGCAAGGCGCTCGGCCATGGCCTTGAGGTATGACGTGTCGCCCCACGCCTTGTTGCCCTTGTCCTCCCAGTCGATGAAGAACGCGGCCTTGCCCACGTAGCCCTTGCAGTGCTCGTAGAAGTACTCGGCCTCCGCCTCGGCGTTGCCGCCGTTGACGTAGTGGTACACGCCCACGAGCTTGCCGAGGCCGATCGCCTGCTGGATCTGGCGGTCGCAGTCGGGCGAAACGTAATGCGTGCCCTCGGTGACCTTGCAGATAACGAAGTCGAAAGGCACAGCCGCGAGGTTGATGCCGTTCTGCCAGTTGGAAATGTCGATGCCGTTCATTATTCAGCGCTCCCTATAGCTATGAAATAAGCCCAATTCACTTGTTCGTACTGTTCGCGGCTCAGTCGCACTATGCCCTCGCAAGGGTCGTGGAATGTTGCCGTGGTTCCATCCCACCCGCAGAGCAGGACGATGTGACCGCCGTAGCTCTTGCCACCTTCGCGCAGCCGGCCCGTTAGGCTGCAAAACACCATCCACCCGCTTGCCGCCTCGTTCAGTGCGGCATCGGCGTTGTCATGGATCGGCGTGTAGCCCAAAGCCTGGTCGTGCGCGTTCATCCAGCGGCAGAACTTGTCCATGTCGTTCACGCCGTCGGTCAGGCACGACTCGCCAACGAGATCGAGCATCTGCGCCGGCGTGCAGGTTTGGCCGTATAGCCATTCCCATGCCATGGCCGCGCATGTGAGGCCGCAGCCCGATGTCGCGAGATCATCGCCAGCATAGGAAAGCCCGCCCCAGCGCTCGTCTGCTTGGAGGTAGACGGGCACCTCGGCGGGCTTGTCGAGCGGCTTGTCGTAGATGACGGGCAAAGGCTCTTCCTTCGGCACCTTCGGCACGTTAGAGGCTATAAGCGCCACGTCGGCGAAGGCGGCGAGCAAAGCAAGCAGCGAGATGGCGGCGGCGATGCGCACGAGGCGCTTGCCGCCCATTCCTAGTCGTCCTTCTTCGGAGTGCCCATGGCAAGCAGCGCGTCGAGCCACTTGTCCGTCACGCCGACTGCCTTGAAGGCGGCGTAGGCCACCTGCACGCCGCCTACCGCGGCGAAGATGGACGTAACCCACGCCGTGGGGTCAGTCGGCATACCCCCGGCCATGGCCGTCAATACGCCGCACAGCGCCGATACTGCGATGGCCGTCCAGCGGGCGACATTGCCGGTCATCGCCTTCGTCTTGATAGCCTGCACGATATAGGGCACCACGAGGACGGTCAGCACCGTGAGTCCTGCCTGTATATCAGTCATCTTTATCCCCCTGTCTCCTTGTTGTACATGAGGTCGACTCGGTCGTAGATATGGTCGACCTTCTCGGCCATGCCCTGGCTACGCGCCTGGCTGTGGACCAAGTCCGCGTGGAGGACGTCATTTGACGCGACAACCGACTCCATGAGCGTTTTCATTCCTTCAATCAGGGTGTTGCTGCGCTCCATCTGGGCGGCGATGCGCCCCTCCATTTGGGACCGCTCGCGGTCGCGCTGCGCCCTCTCGTCGACTTCGGCCTGCTTGCGCTCCTCGCGCTTCAGGTCGAGCTCGCCCTTCCGCTGGTTTTGGCGTTTGTACTCCTCAAGAAATTGTCTCCCGAAGTAGAACGCAACGAGCGTCAGGAGCACGCCGCCAAGCCAAGCCGGTCCGTAAGGCGCAAAAAGCTTGAGCACTTCCATCCTGGGCGCCCTCCTTCCGCCTATTCGGCCGTGTACTCCTCGCCGGTGATTTCCTTGTACTCGTCGGCGGTGATCCATTTGCACTCGACAGCCTTGTAGACGCGCGCCTTGCTCCAAAGGTCTTTGTCGTAGTACTTCTTGACCTTCGCGAAGTGCTTGGAATGCTCAACGGTTTTCTTCGTAGCCATTACTGGTCACCTCCCACGGTCATGAGCAGGTAGTCGATGTTCGCCGTGTTGGTCTCGGTCTGCGTCGGCTGGGACGCCTGCTCGCGCATCTGTTCGAGCAGCGCCGGGAGGTCGGGCACCTCGCCGTTGGCGTAGGCGGCGAGCGCGGAGGTGTAGGCGAGCTTTCGCGCCTTCCGCTCCACGTACTCGTCATCGTCGATAACGCCCGCGTCGTGCGCCGCGTCGGGGTCGCCGATCTGCGACAGCAAGTCGCGCAGGGCGTTGACCTCGGCCAGGGTGCCGTCTCGAAGCTCGTCGGGGCGCGGCATGTCTTCCTCAGTGTCCATGCGGACTCCTTCCTTATCGGGGAATGTGCCGCCATCGTATTAGCGCCGTGAGATTGCCTGGCCGTTTGGGCGGGCGCGAAGAAAGAAGGCGCGCCGCAGCACGCCTTCGCTGTCTTGGTTATTTCGTTTTCGACCCGTCTAGGCCGCCGTTTTGAGTTGCCGCCCTTCCGCTATGGCGAGGGCGTTCCGCCCGAATCGTCTCTCGGGCTTGATTGCATTGAGCAACCCCCCCCCGCGAGATTTTCGAACAGGCTGCGGTACAGCGCGTCCATGGCCCGCACGCTGCGGTGCGCGTCCAGCCGCTTCATGCCTCCGCGCCAGCTCTGGTAGCTCT